GTTACACTGCTTTTGAAAAGGCTAACTACATGATTGAAACAGAGTACCCATTAAATGAATGGAATGTGTACTGTATCTATGTTGGTGATGGTGAAGATTTTGATCCAAAGAAAACTGTTACTCATATGGATATTATGTTAAAGAAGGAAATCAACATGCTAGGATATGTTGAAATTGATCTTGACCACGATGATGATGATGGTGGTTTTGCTTATAGAGATTCCATGAGAACTCTTCTTGTAGAGATTAAAAAGAAATGGAACTTTTTATCATACCGTGAAAAACAAACTGACTTCTATAAAAATGAAAAAAGAAGATTTCTCTGTGCAGTTATTCGAAACAAAACCCATGTGTGGCCAACTCTAAAACATATGTTATTTGAAAAGGAGAAAAAGTGATGGAAATATTAGATGAAAAACAACAAGACGATGGTAATTATTTATGGGACATACAATGCACTGAAGAAGAAATAGTATACTTCAGAGTATATGCGCGAACCAAAGGTAAAGATATTGAAAACATGACTGATGATGAAATAATCCAATTCTCTGTCGTGGGAATGTTAAAAGAACAAATTGATAAAGAAAATGAAAGGATTGAAAATGGACAAGACTGATCTACAAAGACTTGTAAAAATAGAAGATAGGATATATCAAATAGCAAAAGATTTTGGACTTGACTTTTGTGATATTGAATTTGATATTATTCCAGCCCAGAAAATGCTAGAGATTATGGCATATAGAATCCCTGGTAATATTTCAAACTGGAAATATGGCCGTGACTATGAACGACTTAGAACCATACATGAAAAGGTTAGTGCTGGTCTTCCATTAGAAGTCGTTATAAACTCAGACCCATCAAGAGCATATCTGATGAAAGACAATACTTTAGCAATTCAAGCATTAGTCATGGCCCATGTTGTTGGCCACGTTGCTTTCTTCACAATGAATAAGTACTTCCAAAATACAAACAGGGATATTATTCCCTTTTTAAGTGAAGCAACAAAACGATTTAATAAGTATGAAAGAATGTATGGCATGGATGAAGTCGAAAGAATAATTGATGCCGGTCACTCAATTCAGTTTCACTCAAGTCCATTTGACAACGAAACTGAAGATGAAAAAAGAGATAGAATATATGAACAAAAAATGGTACAAGCACATACCAAAAGGAATACTAAGTTTGATGATATTGTTCCTATTGATGAGTCATATAAAGATATGGATATTTCTCTTTTCAATCAACGACTATGGAGATCATTGAAGTTAAAAACACCAGTTGAACCAACTGAAGATTTATTGAGATATATAATTGATAACTCTACTTCTCTTGAAAACTGGCAAAAGGATGTTCTTGAAATATTAAGAGGAGAAGGTAGATACTTCTGGCCTCAAATGAGAACAAAGTATATGAACGAAGGGTTCGCAACTTTCTGGCATGAAAAGATTATGAAACAATTGTTTGATGAAGAACTGCTTAACATGACAGATCATGCTCAGTATAACTTTTCTAACTCACTAGTAAAGGCCGCTCATACAACAGCCTTAAATCCCTATCTTGTTGGTTCTAAAATGTGGGAAGATATAGTAAACAGATGGGACAAAGGTAGACATGGTAGAGATTGGAAAGAATGCAATGATAGAAATCAAAAAGAAGATTGGGATACTCATGATATGAAAGGCAAAGATAAAATGTTTGAAGTCATGAAGACCCATACAGACTGGCTCTTTATGAAAGGATATTTGACCCCTGATTTGGTTGATGAAATGGAGTTATATATTTTTGTTGAAAGAGAAACTCCTATGACCCGTGACTTAATCATTACAAGGCAAAAGGCTGAGAAGGTGGCTGAATTGATTATCACAAGTTTCACTCACAGTCATGTGCCGAAAGTTGAAATAACAGATGGAAATTACGATCAAAAGGGATATTTGTTCTTGACTCACAGATGGTCCGGAGCAAACCTCAAACAAGATTACTGTAAAAAGACATTACAACATATTGCCAATATCTGGGGCACAAATTGTTATCTTGAAACAAAAGATGGACCAGACAAAAGACTATTATATAAAGTTGAAAGAAAAGCAAAACTAGGAGGACCATCAATAAGCAGTAACTCCGGTTCCAATCCAGTTCCACAAATCTAAGTTGGTCGACAATGGTCATTTCTGAATAAAAAAAACCCTGTATTTCTGCTAAATAACTAAGTATAGATACAGGGTTTTTTTATGCCCTGAAGTTGTAACTTGGGGAGAAAGGAATGGCAATAAGATATGATGAGCAGTATGTAAAGAGACCAAGGGCAGAGCTAGAGTATCAACCAGATCAGATAGTTGAACTTCAAAAATGTATGCAAAGTGTAACATACTTCCTTAAATACGTTAAGATTGTAAATCCGGATAAAGGGGAAATTTTATTCGAACCCAGAGATTACCAATGGGAACTTCTGGAAAAATTCCAAGCACACAGATTCAATGTTGGATTATGCAGCCGTCAAAGTGGTAAAACAACCATAGTTTCCGCTTATGTCTTATGGTATGCTATTTTTCACTCAGATAAAAATATAGGTATTGTTTCAAACAAAGAGTCAAGTGCTAAGATGATTCTAGCAAGACTCAAAAGAATGTATGAGTCACTGCCAATCTGGTTAAAGCCAGGTGTTACTGAATACTCAAAAACATTTACTACGTTCGATAATGGAACAAGAATAGTTATATCAGCAACCTCACCCGATGCCTTTCGTGGTGAGTCAATGAACCTACTATGTTGCGACGAGTTCGCATTCGTCCCTAGTGTAGCAGCCGAAGACTTCTGGGCTGCTAACTACCCCACCATTTCTGCATCCGAAGAAGCAAAAATCATAATCATATCTACTCCAAATGGATTGTTCAATATCTTCCATAGAATATGGTCACAAGCCTTAGCTGGATTAAACACCTTCGTTACAACAAAAGTGAGTTATGAAAGAGTTCCGGGTAGGAACGAAGAGTGGGCAAAAGAACAAATCAAAAACCTTGGAATGATGAAATTTAATCAAGAGTTTGCAGTTGAGTTTATTGGTTCTACAAACACCGTTCTTAACTCAGAAACTATTAAAGTACTTTTAGCTTCTCATAAAGACCCTAACTTTATGGACTTAGATGATAGATTAAGAATTTGGGAAAAACCAAAAGAAAGAGCAGTATATGCTATGGGAGTAGACCCCTCAAAAGGAACAGGTGAACACTGGTCTACAGTACAAATTTTTGAAATAATATCGTTGAGACCTGTAAGAATGGATCAAGTTGCTGTATTTGAACATAACTTAACTGATGTATATGACTTCTGTGATATAATTGATAGGCTTTCAATGTACTATAACAACGCATATATTATGTGTGAAAATAATGGCGAGGGCGCTGCAGTAATTCAAAGACTATGGTGGGATATAGAAAATGAAAATTTAGTTAACTCTGGTTCTAAGACTACAAGTCTTGGTATTAGAGCATCAAGATCAACAAAACCAAAAGCTGTTTTGCTTATGAAGAAACTTATTGAAGATGGCAGTGTAAAAATAGTTGATAAAAACACCATCGAACAACTCAGTTCTTTTATTGAAGAAAATAATAAATTCTTTGGTAAAGATAAACCGGATGACTTAGTCTCTGCACTATATTGGTGTATATACTTATTAGAAATGGATATTCTTGATGAAAGTTATGGGTTCATTAAAAGAGAAGATGATGAAGATGGATGGGGCGTCTTATCAGACGTGGAATCAGACGTCGAAGATTGGACTTGGTTGACCGATACTGAAGTTTTTGAATAAATAGATAAATAGAGTAAAAGGAACTAGAATGGCTATAACAAAAAAACAATTAGCAGAAAACATAAAACGTAGACTAGGTTATCCTATGGTAAAAATAGAACTTCATCCACGTCAGATTGAAGATGCAATTGACTATGCCCGTGATAAGTTTATCAAGTGGGCTACGGGTCAAGCGACATCGGAAACATTTCTTACTATGTTACTATCTGCTGGTCAAAACTTTTATGACTTACCAGTTGGTGTAACTGAAGTTTTATCATATGATGATAAAGGTTCTTCATGGGGCATCAATACATTATTCACAATTGATAACTACTTATACACTAGAGGAGTATTTGATCCTGTAATTTGGGGATCAGGTGGTGACTATAACTTAGTTTCATATCACATAGCTAGAGACTTTTTAAATACGCTTAAGATGTACACACCAAGTGTATATAACTGGAAGTATCATAGATTTACAAATCAAATAGAAATTCATCCACCGCCACCATCTGGGAACTCAGTTTCTGTTACAGATCAAAATGGTGTTTATGTAACGGCTGACTCACCTGGCTATGTATTATTAAGGACTTATATGATGGAGGGAGCCCAATACTCTAATACAGATAGAGGATGGGAACCACTAGAGAGTTATGAAAATTTCTACACAAGTGATTGGATTTTTGATTATGCTTTGGCTGAATGTAAAATAATGCTTGGTAGGATAAGAACAAAATTTGCACAGTTTGCCTCAATAGGAAATACAGGTATAGCTTTAGATGGAGACGCCCTACTTAGTGAGGGCATAGAAGAAAAACGAGAATTAAAAGAAACCCTACAACTCGAGGAAGTTTGGGATGGATTAGGCATTAGTATGGGATAAAAGGAAAACAGATGATTATCTACAAAGTTGTAAATGCAATAAATGGAAAATGTTATATAGGTCAAACTACACAAAGTTTAGGGAAAAGGAAAGTAGGACACAAATTTGAAACTAAAAATGGAACCACCTATTTTAGTAATGCTTTAAGAAAGTACGGTTTCAAAAATTTTAAATGGGAAGTAATTGAAGAGTGTGATGATAAAGAACAACTTGATGAAATGGAGTTCCACTACATTAAACAATACAATAGTTTTAAACCGGAAGGATATAATTTAACTTTGGGCGGTGATAAAGGAACATTTGGTTGGAAACCTACAAAAGAAAATAAAGAAAAAATAGGCAAAGGTGTCAAAAAAGCTTGGATAAAAATGGATAAAAAAACCAAAAGCAAACAAATAAAAAAATTGAGTAATTTTTGGAGTGAAAACCATCCCACACGTGGTAAGAAAAGACCAGAAATTTATGGTGAAAATAATCCAGCTAAAAAACCAGAAGTTAGAAAGAAAATTAGCAAAAATGTTAGTAAAGCAATGGAAAAATTTAACTACGAAGTGATTTCACCACAGGGCAAAGTGTTTAAAATAACCAACATGAAAAAGTTTTGTCGAGAAAATAATCTATCATCATGTAGTATGTTTAAATTATGTGATGGTAAAGTATTACAAGGACACCATAAACAGTGGAGAGCTAAAAAATTGGGACTAATAAAGGAGATAAAATGTCAGAATTAACCGCATATGAAAAAATGTTAAAAGATGGATCAGCTTTTAAACCAATAAAGATAGAACAACCAACACCTGATAATCCAAATGGTGGTATGGGTAGAGGAGCCGACCCAGATCATGAAATAGACTACAGTGTATTTGATGATCACATGAAAGGCATGATACAGGAAAAAATAGAAGCAAAGAAATCAAAGGTAAATGGTGGTCCAGAAAGGCCAGGAACACAATCATCACAACAAGATAATCATAGAATCACAAGACTAGAAGAAAGAATTAAACTTCTTGAACAAGCACTTAGTCTTGTAATGGAAACACAGACCAAATTAATGAGAGGATAACATGAGAGTAGATGAAAAAATATCAAAATATCTAAATGAGGAACAGGAAGAAGAATATGATCTAACATTTGATGAAAGAATGGAAGATGATGTAGAAAAACTTCTTAAAAAAGTCAAAGGATATATGGATGATCCGGATTATGATTATGGTGATGCTAGGACAAATGCATACATACCCATGAAATATAAAAAGCAATTTGAAAAGGCATTAGATAAACTAGGAGTCGATTGGGACTAAAATGGGTAAAGCAGCAAGACAAAGACGGCCCGAGTGGCAGTTATATGACATACATCACAATGTAGAACATGATTTATTTGAAGGATACATAACCGAGTTCACAGATATTGCTGGTATAGTATGCAATTATTATATTAGAGATAGAAGAGTTGAGTTAGACACTCTTTATGGTGAGTCAACTAATACCAATTACTTGAAGCCATTAAGGACCAAGCTTATCTATGAACCAACAGAAGAACCAACTCTAACAAGAGGGTTTGGTATTACTTCAGAAGAAGCAATTCAATATGCTTCCATTCCTAAATTTACTTTCACTCGTGACATAAGTGCTGGTTATCACCCAGTACCCGGAGATGTTATTGTAACACCTTGGAATAATAGGGCATATGAGATAGCAGACGTTGCTGAAGAAGAACATATTTTTCAACTCAAAAAATTCATTTGGGGTTTTATACTTAGAGCATTTAGATTCAGCGATCAATCAGATGGAGCAGTTGGACTCAAAACAACCGTTGGATCTAAAGAACCTTTCAGAGATTTCAGAGACCCAACAAATAAAGATATTGATACATTTACAGAACCACTCACTGCATTCGGTGATAATGAGTGGTTAGAAGACGAGAGTGAAGAAATATTTGATTACCAAGGAATAGATACTAGTGTATATGGTTACTAGGAGATAATAAAATGAGATTGAAAAATTTTTTAAAAGAAGGCATGGAAGAAATTCATATGGAAATAGAAAAGTTTCTAAAGAAGAATCCAAATCCAAAGGATAAAGAAATACATGATCTTGCTGATAAATTAGGCATTAACCCACATAGATTTGAGGAGCATGTTTATATGATACTTGGTGACTTACTCAAGAAAGAAGATAAAATACCAGGTGGTAAAGCAGATAAGCTTACAGTAAAAGACATAGCTGATAAGCATAAAGTCTCAGTTGAAAAAATTGAAAAACAAATAGCGATCGGCGTGAAAGTAGAAATGGAACATGTTGATAGTAAAGATTTAGCAAGAGAAATTTCTCTGGATCATCTTGAAGAAATGCCAGACTACTATACAAGATTAGCAAAAATGGAAAAGGAAGGTGGAATAGAACATGAGTAAGCAGGATTTTATAAATATATTCGAAGCTTATAGAAAGATGCTTCCTAAAGATGATTTATCAGAAATGATGAGCCAACCACCAGGTGATAAAGAAAACCTTGACTTAAAAACAAAAGATATGGAACTACTTAGACAGGGTATCATAGCCGAAATGGATGCAGTCAATCTATATGAACAAATGGCAGCAGACGCCACAGACGAAAAAGTTAAAAAAGTAATGTTAGATATTGCTTATGAAGAAAAGGTGCATGCTGGTGAATTTGAAA